CGGTAGCACCGACTTTTGAAAGAAGCTGAGTAAAGGTGTAGCCAATGCTAACTGGGTCGAAGTCAAAACCATCAATGGAAATGGCGTTGAACTTTTCCTCGTAATGGTCAACAAAGGTCTGCCAGTTTTCACCGAACATACCAAGAGAGACCATATCGCGCAATGTAACTGGAATTGTACGCATATCTTGTACTCTTTTTTTACGTTAATAATTAGTCAACAACACGAATGCTGAGACCGTTCTTTTGGCTCATAGCCTTGACTGCGGCAGAAATGGCAGAGGCATCATCTGCTGTGTCACCGAGCATATAGCCGTAAATCTCGCCTTTGACAACAACAGAGCCTGTTGCCTGTCCATTTTCAACAACAACGGCATCTTCCTGAAGGAAACCGATAATGCCAAGAGCATCAATGCCCTCACTGCCAGCAGCTTTCAGTGCCGACCAAGTGATAACCTTTATGTCTTTCGCACCTGCTCCTTCTGTGGTATCATAAGCCACTGCCATACCGCTGCGAACAAGTCCTGCGCCTACAAAGTCGGCAGCATTCTTAATGACAAAGCCGCCAGGAAGCTGCTCGTCTATGCGTCGCCAAACCTTGCGTGAATGACCCAACTCAAATGACTGGTTGCTAAAACTGTTGCCAGTCTGAAATGTAGGATTCTTCATTTCTTCATTTTTTTAGTGAAACAATCTTTTTACTTCTGACCCCAACCTTCTTTAACTGCTTTCTGCTTGAACTTTGCATCAAGGGCAGACAAATTCTCGCCGCCACCAGAAGCGGACATGCGAGGAACTGCACCAGAACCACGGCAAAGACGGTACTCGGAATCATATTTGACAAGATACTCTTCGGTAAGCTCGTCCAATGTCTTTTTTACATCGAGAGTCACACCGCGAAGAGTGGCATCAAGAACATAATCATCATCAGCCTTGCGAACTTTCATGCTCTGACGGAGTTTGGAAAGCAGCTCGGATTGAACCCTCGTCTTGTCTCCTTCTTCCATCTGCTCACGAAGTTTGCGCACCTCTTCCTCTAATGCTGTTACTTTAGCATCGTCTGCAGTAGCGGTAGGCTTGCCAGCGATTCCGTCAATCAATTTCTTGATGTCGGAAATCTGCTCGGCGCTCATGCTCTTGAAAGTGTCTTCGGTCAACAAGTTTTTCTTCTGTTCCGAAAACTTGACAGAAAAGTCATGGTTGTACTGACCCTGCATAGTGGTAATGAAGCCTGAAACTTTTTCAAAATAAGCATCATCTGGCTCCTGACCTTCTGCTACAGGAAACAACTCAACGGCTTTTCTGATTGTCTGAGGGGAAAAGTCGGTCTTTCCAACCTTCTCGCTCACGGTAGAAATGATTTTTTCAATTTCCATTTTATATTGTTTTAATAATCTTTCTGTTAACAAAAAAAAAGAGCCTCAACCCTCACGGGCTAAAGCTCTCTGGCTATGCAAAAAAATAAAAATCCTAAATACTATCATGAATGAATATCTGTCAACACAAACGTACCGCAACGTCGGCAGCAGAAACGCAACTGAACTTCTCCGTTCAAACTGCGAAGGTCTGCCAATTTCTGACGGCATCGAGGACAGTAAAGAAAGCGTACTGGCTCGCTCTTCTGCTCTGGATCTGTATATGTACGTTCTTTTATCATCCTAAAATACTCTAATTTTGCAACAAAAATAAGACAAAATAATAAATAATACAAACAAATGAGATAACTTTCTATCTTTTTTATAAATAAATAAGACAAAAACACCTATTTTTGCAATAAAAATAGAGAAAAGATGAATCTGTCTGAAGAAAAAAAAGCAATTCTTTACCAGCAAAAGGAGAGAATCCTCGAACTCGCGCAACAGAGAAATATATGCCTGATGCGAGAAGAGGAGGTACAGAAAATGAGGGAAGAACTGGAAAGAAAACCTAACGACAAGAAAATTATCGCACAGGCAGGTGGGCAGAACAACATGCTCAAATCAGAAGCGGATATAACTATTGGAGGAGGAAGCCGAGGCGGCAGTAAAAGTTTCTCGCTCCTGATGGCTGCTCTTTACAACATAACAGACAGCAATTTCAGAGCCATCATACTGCGAAAGGAACTGGATGACCTTGCGGACATAGCAGATACATCAAGCATGCTGTACAACGACTTCGGAACATACAACCGCTCAAAGAATGATATGACATGGAATTTCAACAACGGAGGATGGCTGAAATTCTCATACCACAACGACGATTACCAGTCTTTTCATGACCGATTTCAGGGAAAGCAGTACGCATACATAGGGATTGACGAAATAACACAGATGCAGTACAACAAGTTCAAGTACCTCATTACTGCAAACCGTAACGCTTTCAGATACAGAAACCATGTGTTCGGAACTTGCAACCCTGACCCAGACTCATGGGTGGCAAGATTTATAGACTGGTGGATTGGAGAAGACGGATTCCCAATTAGAGAACGGGACGGGAAAATCAGATTCTGCTTCATGCCGTCAGACTATGTGGAAGATGTTGTGTGGGGAGACACAAAAGAAGAGGTGTTTGAAAAATGCAAGCACACCATCATGCAGCACTGGAAACCGCAATACGAAAGATACGGAACACCGCAAGACCTTTTTATCAAGTCGGTGTGCTTTACAGAGGCAAGGCTGGAGGACAATATTATGCTGATGTCTTCCGACCCTACCTATCTTGCAAACCTTGTCAATCAGTCTGAGGAACAGAGAGCAAGAGACCTTGACGGAAACTGGAAGTTCAAGTCGGCAGGGGATGACATCATCAAGATGCAAGACATAGAAAGGTTTTACAGAAATGCAGAACAAAGAAACGAAAAGGAGAGAAGAATGACTTGCGACGTGGCTTTCGATGGAGGAGACCAGTGCGTATTTGTTCTGTGGGTCGGAAACCACATGGAGGACATCTACACTTCAAAGAAAAACGCAAAGGACACAGTGGAGATAGCACAGGCGCTGCTGGACAGATGGAAGGTAAGGCAAGAAAACTTCACATACGACCTGCTCGGAATTGGGCACATTTTCAAAGGTTTTTTTCCAAAGGCTATGCCGTTTAACGCAAAAGAGGCAGTTGACAAGAAAGTGAAGGGGATGTACTACAACCTGAATGCGCAAGCCGCATACCTGTTCGCTGACCACATCAAAGACGGAACTTTCTCTATCAACACAGAGCTGCTGGACAGAAGGTTTACGGGGAAGAACTACAAAAACATGATGCTCAGGGAAATACTGAACCAAGAAAGGAAGTGCATCAGGTTCAGGGAAGACGACCCAAGCAGGCTTGTGGCGAAGGGCGTTGAGATGAAGAGAATTATTGGAAGGTCGCCAGACTTTATTGACGCAATGAAGATGGTGGAGATATTCAATATAAAGAAAACGCACCACAAGCCTAAAAACATAGGGCTGATAACTGGAATGCCTAAATCAAAGAACAATATGTATAACAGGGGGATATGGAGCCGATGGTGAAAAAGGGAAAAACCCAACCCCATTCAACCCATTAACCCATTAAACCCAAATCAAAATGAACGTAAAAGAAGAACTGCTGGTCAAAAGACCATTCTACAAGACTGCACCATACGGGAGAGAAGAAGAGCCTGTGCAGTCTGTGGACACAATGAAGTACAGGGAAAGGTCAATCTGTGGAACACCGCTCACGCAAGCGGATTTCATAGAGTGGTTCTACCCTTCATCATCTAAAGTAATGTCGCAATTCTGGTTTCCAGACAAGCTGAACTACGGAAAGGTGGTCACGGAAGACGGGGAAGAGATTGAAACGATGTACAGACAATCGGTGTTCAGAGTATCATGCCCTATCCCTGCATTTATCACGACACAGAGAATTTCCCACTTGACAGGAAACGATGTGCGACACGAATTGACAGACAGCACCATCAACACTGCAACGGAAGAAAACTTCAGGCTGATGCTGCAAGGGTGGTACGCAAAAGGAATGGAAGTGGCCATCTATAAATTCATCAAGTCGCAACTCATAACAGTTGATTCTGCCATCGTGTTCTATATGAACAACGGGAAGATGAGCTGGAAAGTATTGTCATATCTTGACGGAGATACGCTATACCCACACTACAATCCTATAACTGGAGAACAAGACGGACTCGCAAGAAAATTCACGTCATACGACGAAGAGGGAAAAGCGCTTACAACATGGGTGGAATATTGGGATGACAGATACCTGTGGCGATTCAAGCAAACGCAATACGGGGTACATTCTATGCTTAACAAGGCTTTTGACTTCCTCGGACTTGACAACTTCAAGCTGGTAAGCAAGACGGAGCATGGAGCGCCATTCTGCCCAGCGGTATATTTCAGAAACCCAAGCAACCTCCCTTGCTACGGAAATGTAATAGACCTTATCGACAATTACAATGTGGCATTGTCATACCTATGCCAAAACAATATGGCATACGCATTCCCCATCATGCTTCTTTCAGGCGACGAGATAGACATCAAGGGGGATATGTACGGGCAGGTAAAAGCCGTAACAATGGGCAAAGAGGACAAGGTGGCATATCTTGAACAGCAAGGTACGGCTGAAAACTTCAAATTGCAGCTTGAGGAACTTCTGAAACAGATTTTCTGGGGAGCATTCGCTGTTGTGCCTCCTGAACTCAAGTCAGGAGACCTTCCTGGAATTGCGGTGAAGCTCATCTATTCACCATCTGTGGAAATCGCACAGACAGAAGCAAAGGAACTGCAACAGGCTATCAACGACATCGTGACGCTATTCAAGCATTTCTACGGAACGGAAATAGGGAAAGTTACAGCCTTTGACTCAATGCAGACCCTATCATTTATAGAGCCGTACATCCATCAGTCAAACACGGAAACCATAACAAACCTTGTGGCAGCCGTCAATACAGGCATATTGTCAAAGCAGACGGCATCCGAACTCACTGGATATGACAGGACAAACGAATGGGACAAGATTATATCCGAGAGGAAGCAGGAAGAGGCGGCAGACAGGCTCTATCAACTGAAATCGGGATTGTCAATCACGAAATAAATAACCAAAAAAAGGGAGGTTTTGCCTCCCTTTTTTATATGTATGCCAATCAGACCTTTATCACGTTGACGCTTGCTCCATACAAGTTCCTTGCATCAACGGAGGCATTCTCATAAACACGGACTTGCACCCTTGAAAAGTCTTCCGCGTCAATCCTCACATCGCATTCGTGCCGAACATGGACGGTAGCGGCACTGAAAGCGCCAAAGGTGGCACGACCCGTACACTTGCCCAAAAACACCCACACGCCACTGCAAGAATCCACAATGTTCACTTCTTCATCTATGTAGATGTTGTGCCTGTGCAAATCCTCCCTTCGGAAATTCTTTCTGATAAAATCCAGCGGAGGGTAGTCATTCACAGCCGCAAAGTCTATGCCTCTGACATACCTGTCCAGCAAGGCATCAACACTCTCTTCATCCGACCATTCAGAATACCACTGGTCGCAAAGAGGCTCGCGCTGGCTTCTTGCCATCTCACGCAAGCAAATGCTCAATTCTCTATCTGTCATAAATTTAACATAATTATTCTGGAACTATCCATACAATTCCGCACATGCAGTTCAGGTGAAACGGAGGCGGAGTGTCCGTCAGGTAATGAAAAACATTGGCTTGAGAGTCGCATATATCGCAAGGGTAACTGCTGCCTCTGACGGACACGAAGCCAACAGCGCCTCTTGACTTGGCAGTAAGGTAGTCTGAATACATCCACCCCTCGCCAACAGCAAATCGGGCTATCCTCTGAACACCCTGCAAGGAACTGACGGGAATGCCTCGCCCATAGTGGCGCGGACTGAAAAACGAAGGAGAGTCAATGCCAAGCTCACCCATCTTCCCGATAAGCCCCAAATCGCCAGAAGAAAGCCTGTTCCTCACCTCTTCAAGCAGCACGCTGTGCCAAGGCTTGTCAATGCTCTTCCAAAAGGCATCGAAGGCAGACTTCAAGTCTTTTCCGAGAAGCAAGGCAGCAAGCGCATTGACGTGAATCTCGTCCGAAAAGGTGCCAATCCTCTCAGCCACTCTATCATGCAGGGACTTTCCGCCAATCAGCCTTGAAATATGCTCAATGATTTCAGAAGGATGCTCGTGCTCATCAACGGCAAGCAGTTCGCAGTCGTGAATGATGAGGTCGCAAAGCTCGCTCAAAAGCAGTTCGACATCATACTTGGACAAGCCTGCCATATAAGCGCGCATCAGCACCTCTCCGTAAGCCATAAGAGCCTCCAGCACGGTATGCTCCATGCTCATCTCGTTCTGGACACGCAAACGGAGGTAAGACATCGCATCGTCCAGCATTCCCTGAGTATAGTTGTGGCTATACATCCACACCCTCCTCTTCAAGACGCTCTAACTCGTCCTCCATCTCCACAATATCGCCAACCTGCTTCAAGGCTTTCTCATCCGCATCTGCATCTGCCTCTCTCGCCTCTTCAAGCCTGCTCAGCTCTTCCACAATCAGACCGTTCAGCTTGACGTAAAAATCCGTTGAGTGGATATGGCTCGATGCGGCAAACAGGATGAAAAGAAGCCCATGCAGGGTCTCCGTATTCCCTTCTCTCATCATGTCGAGGACAATGCCGTACATCATGCACCTGTCACCCCAGACAATTCTCCACTGTCCGCTCAGGGCGCTGCACACAATAACATAACCCTTTGACCTCTCTTCTTGCGTAAGGATGAAATTGCCAACCCTCACGCGCATTTTCGCTTTCTTGCTCATTTCTTTTTCTTATTTTTAGGTTTCTTGCTCTGTTTAAGTATCTCCCTCTCTTCATCAGTAGGGATACAGTCAAGGCTTTCAAAATAGCCCTTTCCGTCCCTTCCGAAAGCGCCAGCGCTGGCTCTGACCTCTCCACTGAAGCCTAGTTCCTCTCTCGCCATGTCAAACACCTCGTCGTCCGTCATCTCGTCGGGAACGACACGAACGCTGTCATCTATCTGGTCTTCATGCGCATATTTCCTGTAAGGGAGCTGGTGATACTCCATCCTGCTGTTGAATACGGCACGCATGTATTTCAGCTCTTTCTGAATGCGCTGGCGAATATCTTTCTCCTTGTCGGTAGCCATCAGGCAACGCTCGCGCAACACATTGCAGCACCCCTCGATATGATAGACAGGCTTCTCCTTCCAGTGCTTCATGTACTCGCCAAACGCACCCTCGCTGACAAGCCTTGACAGCGTTTTCTCGCCAACGCCCGAATAGGCAGACAAAGCCCTGAGGCTCGTCACCCAGCTCTCGCCGTTGAAGAACAGCATAGAACTTGACGGGGCTTTCTCCTCGACATTCTTCTTTCTTAGCGCATCAGCATCCTTCGCAAACGAATTAAGCGTTATCTGACCGAACACATAGAACACATGACCCTCTGCCCTGCGAGAGCGGACAAAGCCATAGCGCTCAAGGCTGCTGATGAACGAACTCTTGCTCTGACAATAGATGCCGTTGGAATTGCACCACCTCACATACTCTTCATACAGGTTCTTTATCTTCACGAAATTCCTCGGAGCGACATCAACACCCTCAAACTTGGGACGATAGCCCTTCTTCTCCATAAAGGCAAGGCTCGTGTCATACTCAGCCCTGCCACGCCTCAGCAGCTCCGTCAGCTTGTTGCTTTCAGGCAAACGGCAGCCATTGCGGACAAACTCCTTCCGTCCCTCCATAATCCAGTTGAAGATGCCAGGATACTCATCCCTCAAATCATCACACAAGGCAGGATTCCTGCGCTCTGGAGGTATGACAATATCAAAGGGAATAGGATAAATGCGCCTGAGCATGGCATCATCGCCAGAGTCAAAGTAAGGTATCATGTTAGCGCTCGACATCAGAAGAGGGATGTCGCAAGCCTCAAAAGGCTGGCCATAAAGGAAACGGGCAGTGGTAGGCTCACCGCTCACAATGCTCTTCAGACGGGCATCCCTCCTCCTGAAATCCTGACTGCTCATCTCCGTGCCGAAATTCAGACGCTTGCCGTTGATACGAGCAAGAGAACTCATGCCCTCCAAGCCACGAGCACAAAGGTTGCCTATGCTCTCGCTGCTCATGTTGTCACCCAAAACACCATGTATCGTCTGATTGACAACACCCTTGCCGTTAGCACCCTTGCCAAGCAAAACAACCAAATGCTCTATCCTCACCCTGCGACGGTCAACAAAGGTCGCACCCAAGAACATCTGAAGACACCTGCGCATATCAGCGTCAGGCAACACCTGATGCAAGAACTGATGCCACATAAAAGTCTTCGCACCAGCATCATAATCATAGTCAACACCCCACAGCTGGACAAACTCACTGCCAAAACGCTCATGAAACTCCAAAGTCTCAGTATTCAGCACACCATTGCCGAAAACCATCAGACTCCTGTTCAAACGCATAGGCTTGCTGCGAGCCAAACTCGTCAACCGCCCAATAATGTGATAAGACAAGCCGTAGTCAGTGCGAGGAATGCGAATGTCATCAAACAGCAAGTCAGTCAACACAGTCTTCCACTCGTCAAAACTCATAGGCTCATACAGACGACCACCAAAATAATACAAGCCGCCATTGTACAAGCACACACTGCTGCGCCTCACAGCATCACGCAAACAATCCTCCAAGCCACCCAGACGCTCGTACTGACGAGACAAGCCAGCATAATGACGGTAATCCAAACTGCCAGCATCTAACAACGATAATAACTCACTGCGTAACCTCATAACAAACTAATGATGAAATAAACTGAAACAAAAGTACAAAATACACCAGAAACATAAAAACAAAAAGGAGGACTAATCACAAAAATACAACAAAAATAATATAAAATAACACAAAAATAGAGGAAAAACAACACAAAATAAAAAATAAAGTACACAAGAAAAAAAAGCTATCTTCCCGAAAATCAACAGAAAATGGATTGAAAAGTGTATTTAGTGAACTTTTAGTTTTTAACCTTCTATACAAACAGTCGCGGCTCGCGCCGCTCTATGAAACAACGTTATATATATATAATATATATATAAATATATTATTTTTTTCTTATTAAAAGACAAATAACAAAGTTCACAAAGTTCACCGCAAAACAACAAACATACACTAAACCAACGAATTACAAACAATACACAAAGTTCACACAACTAAACAAAAGACACATAACAACAAGATTTACAATAAACAAAATCAAAAAAAATAAAAAATAAAATAAAAATTTTTAGGAGGAATGAAACTTTACAGGAACGTGAAAAATAGGGGGGGGTACCCCTACCCTCCCCGTCCTGATTCCTCCAGAACACTGGACAGCCATAAAAACCAACACACAATTTTACAAACACAGAACCGCCATTACATAACATCATCAGATTGCATTTTATACATATAAAACGCAAACAAACACCCATTTACAAAGAATTCCCGTTTGTCAACTCTTCAAACAGCCTTAAAATCTCGCAAGTTCTACAATTTGATACATAAGGCAAATAGTAATGCCTTACCTCTTCTTTTTCCTTGCTCTCCTCCTTCTTCATCTGTTGCAGATCTGCAACCTTAAAAAGAATGTCCGCCCTCTCTTTTCCACTCATCCCAGCACTAGCCGCCAATAAACTCCTAATCATATAGGACTTATCCGAAAATTTTTTCGCCTCCTCTTCACTTACAATATTATCCCCTTCTATTGCGTTGTTTTCCGTTGTTGTATTGTTTTTATTCTTAAACAATTTATTTTTGAATCGTTGAATAAAAAGCGCGGCCCCTGGGTGTTGTGAAATCCATTCTTTTGCCGCTGTTCTGCATTGCTCCGCTGTTTTCAGGTTGTTAGTTGCGCCATGTATATAGAGGGCTTTGTATGCGTCGCCTGGGTCTGAACCGATTGCAACGAGTTGAAGAAACAGCGCATCTCTGGGCTCTATGTTATAACCTTCCGCCAGCGCGTTTAATTCTTTTGTAAATAAGTTAGAATTTTTAGCCATATTATTGTGATATTGTTATATATTGTTGTACAATTATATTACCCCCTATTTTGCAAAGTAGAGTTTACAAAATGATGTTTTCTTATTTTTGCTTATTTTGTTGCGTTGTTTACATTATTTGTAATTATTTGATTTATAACACGTTAAAAAATACGTTTGCAAAGGTACAAAAAGTTTGAAAAAAAACGGTTAAAAAGGTTATTTTTCTTTTAATACATTTGTGTAATTTAGAAAAAAGTCGTATCTTTGTAATGTAGAAATAAAACAAGTAACAACAATAAAACATTAAAACATTATGAAGGTAGCATTTTACAAATTTATCAATGCAAAAGAAATAAAGCGAGTTTTATCAGAGTACAAGAACGAGAAGAGAAACGCCCGTGTGTTCTTGGATAAGGTGCATTATTTTCATGAAATTCTCAAATTTCGCAACGTTAACAACTATGAGGGCGAACAGTATGACAAATATTGGGCTTTGTATAGAAAGCACCATGAACGTATGTGCGAACTAATTGCCGAATACAATCGCCTTACACATATTTGCGAAAGCGGCTATTATCCTGCAAAATTAACAAAATGCTACGCTATTTAATAAGAATATAATAAAACAAGTAACAATTATAACATAAAAAAATACGCATTATGAAAACTTTAGAAACAACCGTAAAAGTAAACATTTCAAATCATTTTGGAACTGATGGCGCCGCACTTTATGTAGGCACTTATAAAAAGTACAACAGCGGCAGCCTTTTCGGTGAATGGTTGCAGCTCGACACATTTGAGGATGGCGAGGAATTTTTTGAGGTTTGCCGCATCCTGCACGCCGATGAAGAACACCCTGAATTTATGTTCCAAGATTATAGCGGTATCCCTGAATCGGCTTATTTTGAATGTTTAAGCGTTGAATATATTGACAACCTTATAGAGTTTGCAAAGCTGGATGAATACGACCGTGAGGCGGTTTGTGACTTGATGGAAAAGGGATGCGACATTTCGGAAGCGTTGGAGAACTACGGCGACAATTATGGTAAGTTTGACAGCTTTAAGGAGTTTGTGGAATATTATGCGGATGAACTTATGAATATCCCCGAGCATCTTACATGTTTTATTGATTACGACAAAATAGAGCATTCGCTAGATTTCGATTTCTTTATAGGGGCAAACGGATTTGTTTTCTTGAGATAAAAAAAATATCTGCTTCAATTCTGATTCCAGGGCTAACACGTTAAAAGCGTTCGCGGAGGTGGCGGAGACCTCCAGCCCACAAATAAACAATAACACTAACAAATTAAAAAATTAATCTTATGGAAAAGTTTGAATCTATTTTTTTGGCAATTCTTTCGTTTATGATTTTCGCGCTGTGATGCATCCCTGTAGCTGGTGTGGTTGCGGCACAAGGTTCTGTTACTGATATTGTCGCATTGTCGGCAATTCCAGCCGTTGCCCTTGGTGGTTTCCTGTGGGCACATTTAGCAGATTAAAAAAAGCCCTCAAATGCTTCACAGCATCCAAGGGCGACAAGTAACAAACATAACGCTTAAAGCATTATGACGCTGCAAAGGTACAAAAAAAAAGAAAACACAACCGTTAAAAATTAAAATATTATGTCAGAAATTTATTTCAAAATCGTTAGCAGCAACAAGAGAAACCGCACGATCACGTTTAAGAAATTCTACAGTGATGGCACATTTACCAAATACAGGACGCTTCCGCTAGATCGTGAAACATGGCACTATTACACGAATCACGCCACTACGGGCGACTGGCTGCAATTTCTCAAAGGTGACGACTATTACATAGTAAAATGAAAAATCAAGTAACAAGTAACAAAAAACGCACAGTATTATGGGATTCATCGCAATTATGGTAATAGCATTTGTTTTTGCAGCGTTGGCAAGCAGAACAAAGGCGGGTAAAAAATTCATGGAAGAACAATGAAAAAAACTTACAAAATATCATGCTTTTCCAGAACTGGAAAAGAAATACAAACTACCATGTCGCCAATGTGGTACGGCCTTACAGAAGAGCAAGCGCGGTTTGTCGCAATCGGAATATCTGCGGGTCTGAAAGCTAAATACAAGAAAGTAAGGGTAGAAGTTTGCGAAAGGCAAGAATGCGACGGGAAAACCTTTTTCGCAAACGCTTTCACGATTCGTTAAAAACTCGAAAAAAATGGCAGCACTCGAAAAAATACAAAACAAATGGATGGCGGAACAAAAAATATACTTTCCTGACGTTCTGACCATCCCCAGCGGTGAACGTGTTGCAGGGCGTTACGTTGTTGCACCCTCTGGAAAAGACAAAGAGTGAAATATTACAGGAAGTGCAAAGCCTATCTGAGGAGCTGGAAACCAGTTGCATAATTCATTAAAACAAAATAAACATGAAAACAGATCTAAAAAAAGCATTTCTGCAAAAATACCCACAAAACGGCAAAGTTATAGCAAGATGGGAAGAGGCCACAGGAACGCCTTTTGAGTTCTCCAGCCTGACGAGGGCGACGCTGGCACAATTCGCTGGCAGCCTCACGGACTCGCTTGCACGTTCTTCTTCACGTCAATACTGCGCAAAACTCAAAGCCGTTCTGGAACTCTACACGGATGTAGAAGAACTGCCACAAGGCTGGAGAAAGAGTTTGACGATAAAAGACGATGAGAGCCAACACATTTACCTCACAGAATCAGAAATAAGCCGCATAATCGCCTACAAACCAGATACGGCAACAGAGGCGGCAGTACAGCAGCAGTTCCTATTAGGATGCCTGACGGGTGCAAGACATAGCGATTACAGCACTTTCACGGCTGCCAACATCGTAGAAGGCGACAGACTTGTATATGTATCGAAAAAAACGCACTTCAAGGTTGAAATGCCTTTGGCTAACGCTGCCAAACGAATACTTTTGGATAGCGAAATGCAATTCGCACAAGCCTACAGGATGGAAATGGCTGACAATACTTTTAACTCGACAATTCGCCGCATCTGTGACCTCTGCGATATTGACGAAGAAATCAGGCTGTACAAGCGCGGCGGCTTCTGGAGTGGGAAAAAATATGAGGCGGTCAGCTCTCACACATCGAGAAGGAGTTTCTGTACAAACTTATATCTGCGATGTCGCGACCTATATATTGTATCGAAATTGGCAGGCCATTCCAGCACAACGATGACAGAGCGCTATGTATGTTGCTCTACAGAGGCATTAACCGCTCAGGCGTTGGCTTATTTCAGTGCATTTGGATGACAAATATTACAAATATGTTATAAAACATATAAAAAAACATTACATATTTGTAATATATTTGCTAACTTTGCAATGTCAAAAACAAATACTAATTCAAACAATCTACAATTATGAGAAATTCAACAATTCAACAGCAGTATGCCGATACGCACAACGGCGCAGAATTACCAACTTACACACACAACGGAGCAGTAGGATGTATCTATCGTAATAAGTTCGTTAGCATAGAAGAATTGAGCAGCATGGACGATGTATGCTGCGATGACATTACAGTCACCATGGATGATAGCTACGGAGCATATTCGGGCTGTGTGGAGATTGTAGAGGCAGATGTTAGATGCTATGAGAACGAGCAGCGTCTTGATTGCTGCTGGGTGACCAAGGAATGGGCAGAATCAGATCAATGGGAACGTGAACTGGTTATCGACACAGACGGCTACTACGACTGGACATCAGAGCGGACGAGATTCATCAATGCGCTTCATCGAGACATCGAACTGTTAGGCGAGATAGGCGATAGGAGAGAGCAACAGTGGGAACAGATATGCGAACAATTCAGCAACCCACTTAACTGGGAGGCAGACATCAGTTATGAAGGAATCATCAAGCAGCTATAAACAAAAAAAGGAGGGCTTGCACCCTCCCAAAATACTAATTCGTGAGCAATTCACAACGAGTGAAAAACTCCACCGCCAGAGCGGCAATCTACAATAGTAGAAATTCGACCGCAAAGGTAACGAGTTTAACTAATACAACCAACAATTAAAACATGCTATAAAACATAACCCGATGGAAGAATTAACAAAACTATGCGTAAATTGCATAGAAGAATGGAAAAAAGAAAATGGAAACAAGCCACTGGATATAATCTGGGGCGATTATGCGAACCACTGCTACCAGTACGGAGGCGCAGAAATACAATATCGTTACAATGAACTGTTCGACGACGAAGAAAACCATCAGGACGAATTAACGCAACTTGAGAGAGAGCTGCTAATCGCTAATGTCGGAGAGAAGGAAGGGAACAGAATCTACATCGGGCGCAGGATCGCGGAATTAAGGTCAAAACAAGGTTTAACACAAATGGAATTGGCAAATAAATGCGGATTGAGCCAAACCCACATCACAAGAGCGGAAAACGGAATGCACTCGATCCAAATAGATACAATAGTAACAATAATTTCAGCATTAGGAAGGAGGATTGATTTATGTTAATACTAATCGGATTTGTCTGCTTGCTTATCGTCACGCTGTTATGCACTTTAGCCGTATCGTTAGAGCTGTTTGTATTCACATGTATCTTTATCGTCGCTTGTATTATTTCTATCATTATTAAACCAGGAATACAAGGTTGACATTTATGACAGATTACAACTTTTAGCGAGGTGTGCCCCAAAAGCACACCTATTTTTTTTGAAAAACGGACAATAATATTATATATATTATAATATATTTTATATAATATAATAATAATTATAAATATTATATACTACACGCACGCACACGCGAGAAAAACCTCAAAATCACCCTTTTTGGCAATATTCGCAAAACCTAACATCTTAAAAATCAGCAAAAAGAGAAAAACAATATCAAAACAAAGCCCCAAAGGTGTGTTGATTCGTGTGTTGCTTGGTGTGTTATTTAGTGTGTTACACACAAAGCAATCACACCGCAAATCTTACTGAAAAACAATATATTACAAACACAAAAAGGTGTGTTATTTAGTGTGTTAATTCGTGTGTTATTTAGTGTGTTAAAAATTTGGTTAAATCAGGAAAAATAACTACCTTTGCATCAATAAATGAAAAAAGAGGACGCATTAAAAAGAACATTCGCATGGTGGTACTGTGACAATGTAATAGACCATCCTGAACAAGTCGCGCTTCTGCACATGGGGTTTCCAAGAATCTTTATCTTGATGCGGAATTACGATGCAGCATATTTCGCAACATTTGAAGAATGGAAGAATCAGCTAATAGAGGTTACCTTCTTCGAGAATGCCGACAAGGAGAATACGACAAAAGAAGAATTGGAAGAAATCCTCATCGACGCTTGGAACTTCCTTCTTCTGTCAGAAGAAGAGGAAGAAAGGCTGTCAATATTGAGCGAAGAAGATGATATTTTGGAAGAATTTTGATTTTTGTTACTTTTTTGTTACCTCGCAAATAAAAATTAAAAATAACTCTCTAAAAATAAAATAGTTACATATATCAAAAACTTTGTAACGTAAAAAAAATATAGCGGTTTTCACATGTAGAAATATTCTAACAATATATAAATATATACAAGAAAATCAGTTAGTTATAAACATATATAAAAAT